GAGAAAGTGAGCAGTACTACGCTGGATTGAAAGCTCGCACCCCGCCTCTGGTCTACGCGCAGGAGTACGCAGCCGACTTCGTGGATTGGTCTGGCGTCGCGTTCTTTGGGCTCGACAAGTGGCTGGATGGGGATAGTCAACCGCCCCCGATGCCAACGAGTTGCGACCTGGTGTTCGCGGTGGTTGACAGCGCTGTTAAAACAGGCACCGACAACGACGGTACGGCTGTGACATACTACGCTCGCAACAAGTACGCGGGTACGCCCCTGACGATCATAGATTGGGACATCAGCCAGATTGAGGGAGCGCTGCTCGACACATGGCTAACGACGGTGTTCAAGAACCTAGAGCACTATGCCCAGATGTGCGGCGCGCGCGAGGGCGTGCGTGGTGTCTGGATTGAAGACAAGTCGAGTGGTATGGTATTGCTTCAACAAGCAAAAAAGCGTAACTTGCGGGCGTTCCCAATCGGGGGTGCATGGTTGCAGCTAGGTAAGGACGAGCGGGCCATGTCTGTCAGTTCCTACCACTACCAAGGGCAGTGTAAGATTGCAGCACCCGCGTACAACAAGACTACCATTTACAAAGGCACCAGCCGCAACCATCTGCTGGGGCAGGTCACCGGGTTCCGTATCGGTGATAAGGAAGCGGCGAGACGTGCTGACGACCTGTTAGATTCCTATGTCCACGGCCTAGCCCTCGCTCTAGGTGACGCGCATCAGTTCTGAGGGAGTGGCCCGTGGCCCAGATTAACGACGGCATCAGCATGCTGGGCACTGACCTGCAGGCCCTGCTCATGGCTGACAGCATTGTGCCTGGCTCTCAACCGAGCTATGCGCTGTGCAAGACAATCTACTCGGCTCACCCCCATGGGGCCAAGCTGGTGGACTTCCCGATTCAGATGGCTCAATACAAGCCGCGCAAGATAGCCGTGCCCAAGGCACCCGACGACGGTGCAATGATCGTGGAAGCATTCATGGAGGAGTGGCGCTCGCTCGGCTGTGATCGCTTCATCATGAACGCGGGGCGCCTCGCCCGCATATATGGCATCGCCACTCTGGGTGTCCAGATCAAGGACGATAACACGTCTGAGGCGGTGGACTTCGCGAAGATCGACAAGGCTCAGATCACGTTCTCAGTCTGGGACCCGCTCAACACGGCGGGCTCGCTGGTGCTCAACCAGGACCCGAACGCGATAGACTTTCAGAAGGTCAAGAGCGTCACAGTCAACGGGCAGAGCTATCACCGCTCGCGCACCTGTGTCTTGATGAACGAGGACCCGCTGTACATCGAGTACCAAAGCGCGGGCTTCGGCTTCGTTGGGCGTTCGGTGTATCAGCGCGGGCTCGTGCCGCTCAAGAGCTTCGTGCTCACCCTCGCCACAGACATGATGATCGCGCTCAAGGCCGGGGTGCTGATCGCGAAGATGGAGTCACAGTCCAGCGCCGTCGATGGCCCCATGTCGTGGATATTCGGTCAGAAGCGCTCGATGGTCAAGGAGGCCCAGACGGGCAACGTGCTGAGTATTGGCACTGGTGAGGAGATTGAATCACTCAACCTACAGAACCTGGATGGTGCCTATGGAATGGCGCGCAAGAACATCATTGAGAACGAGGCTGCCGCTTGCGGCACCCCGGCGAAGATTGTACTCGCTGAGACCTTCGCTGAGGGCTTCGGCGAGGGTACTGAAGATGCTAAAGCGGTCGCACAATTCGTTGAGACAATTCGGACATGGCTTGACCCACTCTACAAGTTCATGGACCAGATTGTCATGTATCGAGCTTGGAGTGAGGAATTCTACGAGACTATCAAGACCCGTTACCCTGAGGAGTACGGCAAGGTGCCGTACAAGACAGCCTTTCAGCAGTGGCGCAACAGCTTCTACGCTGAGTGGCCGAACCTCTTGGACGAGCCTGACAGCGAAAAGCTGAAGGGTGAGGACGTGGTGCTGAAGGCGATCATTGCTGTGGTTGAGGTGCTGCTTCCTGAAGTGCCCCCGGCCACGAAGGCTCAGGTGATTGAGTGGATGGTTGACAATCTCAACGAGCGCAAGCGGCTCTTTGCTTCCCCTATGGAGCTTGACTACGATGAGATTGCTGAGTACGAGCCCCCCAACCCACTTCAGGAACAAGCTCCACCTTCTCCTGAGAGCGCAAGGGACAGCGCTCCTGCTCGCAAGCGACGTGCCCGTGAGCGACTGGACGGCGTGGACAGCGAAGTACGGCGCAAGGCTGTGGCTGGTCTACGCCTGGTTACTGGTCAAGCTGTGGGTGATGATGAAACGGCTTGAGGAGAATCAATCCCGGCAGCTGACAGATATTGCCTATGAGCTCAAGACAATGGAGAGGGCTCTGTTAGGCTACCACGAAAGCCTGCGCCAGTTCTACTTCTCAAGCCGCGCCGGTGACTGGCTACAAGCGGAACAGCACAGACTAGCCGCACTGAGTCACATGGAATCATCTATGGACGCCTACACTCGCTCCTGCAGGATACAGTTTGAAACCTAACCATGCCCAATCGCGACGGCACCCCCACCTATTATGAGACGCTGACTGCGGCGGTGGAAGACATCGCCACGCATGGCTATGACAGCGAAGAGCGGGTGGCCTACTGGAGCGATCAAATACGCCGCGCAGCCGAGCGCTCGCTCAAGGGTGAGGTTGAGGTAGATCGCATGGTGCGCGACGCGATGGAGGCCCTCTTTCGTAGGCAGGTAGAGCTAGGCGGGGTGCTGCGTACCAACCCAGGTGTCACTGCCTACCAGCTGGACCGTATCAGGCCGGAGCTACACGCGGAGCTCAATCGGCGCATAGCTTCCTCCATAGACCTGATCAAGCTCAACCGGCCGCAGGCAATCCTCAAGACACAACAGCGGTTCCGTGGTTGGGCTACCAGCGTGCCCAAGGGTGGTTCGAAGGACGTCAAGCGGCGCGAGCAGAAGAAAGAGCTTCGCAAGGCCCTCGCCTCGCTACCCTTCGAAGAGCGCCGGGTGATCATTGATCAGAACGCCAAGCTCTTCTCGGCTATCAACACCACGGTGGCGGTCAACGGAGGGGCTGTTGGAGCGATCTGGCACAGCCATAAGTACCAGAGGGGCTACGACGGGCGCCCGGCCCACAACGCACGTGACGGGAAGTTCCTCCTTGTGCGTGGCTCTTGGGCTCATGAAGCGGGGCTAGTGAAGCCGGGCAAAGATGGCTATACCGACGAACTGGAGCAGCCCGCTGAGCTGCCCTACTGCAAGTGCTTCTACCAGTACGTGTACTCGCTGCGTTCTGTTCCCACCGATTGCTTGACAGCGAAGGGCGAGAAAGCCCTGAGCGAGGCCAGACAGAGGATTGCCGCAAATGGCTAAGTGGTCGGCCTCTCCTAACCCTAAGGGGGGCTACGACGTGCAAGCTAACTACGCGGGCCGTGTCTGGAGATTATGGGACGATGAGGCCGCGTCGCCGGAAGACGCAATAAAATTTGCCAAGACAGTTGCCCCAGTGGGGGTGACGGCTCGCGACGATGAGGACAAGACCATGCCGCTTGAGAATGCCAAGGAAGGTACCCCCGGCTTCAGCCGCAATGTTGCCACTGAGGTGAAGGCGGGTAAGCCGCAGAAGCAGGCGGTGGCGATTGCCTACAGCAAGGCGCGGGGCGACGCCTACAACCCCAGCGTGTCCGATCTCAAGGAAGACCTGAAAGAGATTGAGACGGCTCTAGCTCAGGGTGGTCATGGCTATGAGAACGAGCGCCGGTTGCAGGCTCGACTGCGCGAAGTCAAGGCTGAGCTGAAGCAGGCTGAGAAGCGGGCTCGGGGTGACGCTGATCGCCCTGAGGCCCACATTCGCCATAAAGGCCTGATGATTGACGCCTCATTCAACAAAGATGGTACCGTCGATTATTATGTGGTGGAGGGCGGCTCGGGGCGCTTCCATACGCTCGCCGCAGCTAAAGAGGTTGCTGAGGCCCGTGCGAAGAAGAGGGCTCGCTCTGACGCCGCTTACAAGCGCCCCGAGTGGTTCAAGGGTCAACGCGCGGGTAGAGAGGGCAAACCCAAGACCGCCAACCCTTACTCGGGTAGTGCAGCCATGGCATGGGCGTCTGGGTGGGACATTGGCCAAGAGGTCCACAAGGCACGGGGTGACAGCAACGTGCTCGCGAAGGGTACTCACCGCTCGAAGGACATGGGTGGTAAGTCCATGGAGCTAACTCTGGTCAAGAACGGCCACGTCTTCGAAGTCAAGGTGCCCGGTGAAGTGCTCTTCACCGGGCATGACGAGGCTGAAGCCCGGCGTGTGTTCAACAAGCAGAAAAATGAGGCTCGCTCTGACGCCAACCACGGCTACACCGAAATCTGGTGCGACGGCTCGCTGGATCAGGAAGTGGTCCATCAGGGCAACTACAAGGCAATCATCGCGCGTGAGAAGAAGGACCTTGAGAAGATGGGTTGCACTGTCAAGCTCAAGCATTTCAATGGAGACGGTAGCAAGATGGCCCGGCTGGACAGCGTTGACGAACCCACCACCCTCGATTCCCTCCTGTCTGAGGCCGATGGGCTCTACCATCGTAGCGATGCGCTGGCGAATGGGAAGCGGGCTGATGCTGATGACCCAGAGGCACGCCTTTCTCGTCATATGGTGAACGTGGCCCATGAGGAGGCTAATCGGCGTGGCAAGACGCATTACGTGAATTATTACAAGAACGACAAACCAGGGTTCAGGCAAAAGGTTTCAGAGTACAAGGTTAGTTCAGGCTCCGGTCATCAACTATATGAGGCCAAACCGAACATGAAGAAAAAATACGGGGCGAATGGGAAGCGGGCTGATGCTGTTCATTATTTCAAGTTCGTCGCGTATAAAGGCACCAAGCGTATCGCTGGCGGTGAGGTATCCGCTGCCAGTAAATCGGAAGCCTTGGAGAAGCTGAAAGCTCGCAAGGAGGCTATGCTCAAGGGGTGCGAGTTTTCTATCATGAGCAGTACCGAGCGGGCTGATGCTGTGAAGACACCGGCTGAGTTGCTGCCCAATGTGCCAGCCTCAGTGCGCCCAGCCTACCTCACTCGGGAGGAGCGCTCTGAGCTGGAGAAGAGCCGGAAGGGGCACAGCCGGGATGATGCCGAATTGCGCACTTTCCGTTTGACTGTTGAGAAACCAGGGAACCCAGTGGTCAAAGAGGTTGAGGCCGAAACCCCCTCTGAGGCTAAGCAAAAAGCGGGCATATGGTCCATGTTTAACCCACAGAAGGTGCGTGAAAGCAGCAGTCGCGTGGCGCGTGGTGGTAAAGTGATTAAGAGTTACATATGGAAAGTGTCTGGTATTCCTGTGGGGAGACCAGAGGTTATGACCGTGAAAGCTCGCGACAAGAGCGCTGCAATTAAGATCGCAACGGATAAGGGGTACCACGTCATGTTAGCTGCAGCCGCTGACAGTGCAGAGCCTCCCACCCTCGACTCCGTGCTCAGCTTGGCCGATGAGCTATACGCGAAGGCGGACGCGGTAACGCGGTCTGACGCCAGCTCCCCTCAACCCGGCGACCAAGTCACGATCAAGAAGGAAGTCTTTGAGCGCATGCGCGCCGGGGGCTACAACGGGCCGCGCGTCGTGCGGGTGAAGGAGTACCGTGGCGGTGACGTGGTGTTCACCAACGGGGGCCGCGCGAAGGCCGCTGAGGTGGACAGTGCTGCTCGGGGTGATGCTGAATACTCCACCACCAAGTACGAGTTCAGCCACGGCAAGAAGCCGAAGGGCTCCGGCTCTTGGGCCTTCCTCGTAGACGGTGAGACTGTCTTCGTACCGGGGCAGAAGAGTCTCACTGACGCGCGAGCTTGGGTGAAGCAACAGCACCCCGACGCACGCAAGATTGAGGTGGCCCCCTAAGCCATCTGAAACACCGGCACCAGTCGGTCAATCTCGGCAGCACACTCAGCGGCCCAGACCGTCGCACCAATCTTCTCGTAGTGTCGCCGCTCCTGGTCAAGATGCAAGACGATGTCAGCGATCTGCTGCGCGGTCAGGCGCGCGAGCGCTCTGGGGTCCATAGTACTGATAGGCATGCGAGGCCTCCCGATTCCCTGATCGTTAGCCCCGCTCTACCCAGAGCACCTTAATATATCTTAAACGGTCAACCGAATCAGTGAGCTCCACTACCTCCAGGAGGAGGCATGATGCGCTCCAGCTGGCCCATAGCGTCAGCACCCGCGCGAACGAGCCCGCTGGGCATCGGAGGAACCCTCTGTACCACGAGGACCAGAGTGGCCTCGCTATCGGCCATCGGTGCCCCGGCTTCGGGCTTGCTGAGCTTCAGGTCCCACGTGTGACCGATGATGAAGAAGGCCGTGCCGTCAATCTTGATGGTCAGTGGTTGGGTTGGTATCTCACCCTGTTTGGGCGGTTGTGGTGCCTTCTTCTCGATGGGAACCTCGGGCAGCGTGGTCCAGCCCAGATCAGTCTCTTCGATCTGTCCAGGCCCTTTGAGCACGGCTTCAACAATGCGAGTGCGAATCATGGAGGTTCCTTTGCGAGGTTGGAAGTGGTGGGGCAGTTGCGTTTCGCAGGGTGAACGGGCCTACTTATTCCAGCCTTGAAAGACAAGGATCAGCCTGCAACCACCCCACCACCACTTCTTGTGCCAACAAGAATTGAGAATTCAGTGGGGCGGTTCTGTTGCTAGGCCCGCCCCGAGCCCCCGTGATACTATGCCTCCCGGCAGAGGTTAGGCTGCGAGACGCAGCACCTCATCGTTGTCGTTGACAGTTGCGTTCTGGCGGCATCACGGGGCCTGCTGAACCGGGCCGCACCCTGCTTCTCTCTGCGCAGTCGATCCTGGTTCACCCCCATCAACACCCGGTTGCAACTACTACACCACCTTCAGCGAGAGGGCCGGTAGTCGGGTGTTGGTGGAGGTGGCGGGTACTGCCCCCGCGTCCTCGCGCTTCAATCCACAGGCCGTATATCGGCCATGGAGCATGGTATAACGCTTAAATGTGCAAAACGTCTCTGAGATTTTGTTGCCCCTTGACTACAAGTTGTTGAGGCAGTATGATGTCCAACAATTCCCTCGCCGGAGTGTCTCGCTTAATGATCCGCGC